GGGCTGCTGCGAGGTCGGCCTGCTTGCCGTCCTGGCTCCAGGTGTTGAACCACGCCCGGTCCCTGCGCATCGCTGCCTGGTAGCCGTTCACGGCCAGATCCTGCTCCAGCTGGCCGATCGCTGCTGCCTGATGTGGCAACCCCTTGTAGAACCTGAAGAGTTGCTCTAGCGAGATTGGGGCTGCGTTGGCCATTGTTCAGCGACCGGCGGGCTTTTTTGGGAACGCCATCCGCGCGGCAGTCAGCAGCAGCTGGATCCAGCTGTTGGACTTCAGCGGGCTGATAGCGATCAGCTCAGAACCTGCAGCGATGATGATGGCGATTGCGGCAATGGTTTCAGGGCTCATAGCGTTCAGTGCAGTGCTCCAAGGTTAGGGGCGCATTTCAAGGGCACGCACGCGCTGATCTAGCTCCGCCAGCTGCGAGCGCGCGTCAGTCTTCAGCTCATCGACGGACTTGGCCATCTGCACCAGTGTGGCCTCGATCCGTGCGGACTGAACCTGCATCGAAATCAGGAGCGCCCCAATAGCGACCATGCCGGCGGCCAGCGCGGCGGGGAGGGAAGCAGCGAACAGACCGCCGACTGATTTGGGTTCGTCCGCCATCGGGGCGCCCTGGCTTGGATCCATCGTAACGATCGGGACCGTTGCCGATCACTGCGATGGTTGCAAGCCGTTACCCGCGGCCCTGTCCCCGGAGTTTCTTGCGGCCTCTACGCCGTGGCCGCGAATGTTGGCCTTGTCCCTGTGAGGTGAGCTTCGGCGGTCCGGGCTGGTGGTCGATCCGACCGGTGCCGGCCTTGGCGCGTACTGCCATCAGTCGAGTCCCAGCAGTTCCTTCAGCTCAGCCACGGTCAGGCCGGAGGCTGCAAGCTTCTCGGCTGGCGTGAGCACTGGGGCAGGTGCAGGCTGTGGGGCGGGTTCAGGGGTGTTGCCTTCCTCCAGCCACGCCAGGTAGGCAGCGTAGTCGGTGTTGGCGGCGTCGGGTGGAATGAAGGCGTTGTCCGCTAGACGGAGGATGCAGTCGCCGGTGGTGAGCTGGTAGGCCATAGGTTACATCTCGGCGGTGAATGTGTTGCCAACGGAATAAGTGATAGCGTAACTGCCGCCACCGTTGGAGATTAGTTGAACGGTGAAAGATTGAGCTGATGGTGTTACGGTTTGACTTTGATTGTTGACACCTCCCGCAAACGTCGCAGATGCTGTTGGAGCAGCTCTCATCGGAACGGGGTGAGACAAATGTGCGTAAGTGTTCTCTCCAGCAGATATGCCATAGCTCTGCAGGGAAAAGCCTTTGTCCGTCTTGTAGTAGTACCTTTGACACAACGTTAGCTCCTCCCCGTAGCTGCGAAGCTCAAACGGGGTAGCGACGGTTCCGGTTTCTATTTGAACGCCGGTAACTCGGAATGTGCGGCTCGTGTTGCTGCTCATCCAGTTGACCTGATTGGCTGTAGCAATAAAGTTGCCGCCAGCCCAGTTATTAGCTGTTGTTTGAAAAGTGGTGCCTGCTGCAAGTGCAAAACGCAGGCTCACGCCAATAGAAGTGTCGGTCAGCCATGTGCCAGCCGTGTCGCCCGCAATGGTGATAGTTTTGTACTCCCAAGTATTTGCAGCATTGATTGAGTATTCAGTCACATAAGATCTATTGGCATCGCCATTGGCCAGCGCAACGCAATAAGTACCAGTTAAGGACGACTGCACCCAGAAAGAAACTGTTAACGTCTTTGCTGTTGCTGTACCAAATCCTAAGTCAGCCGTATTATTGCCTTCAACAGGTTGGCTAATAAAATATCTGTCAGTTGATGCAAGCGATGCATCAGCTGTAGTGCATGATGCTGCAAGGCTATTTGTAAAATTGCTGGGCGCTGTAGTCGAACGCGCCAATGTAAATACTCCAGCACTAGCAATGCCAAACCCAGCCCAGCGGTCTACCGCGTATGTCAGGGCGCTACTGTTTATCGTTGCTGTTGCACCACGCTGATCAATCCGCATGTCCCCGTTGATGATGCGGTTCTTGCCGCTCAATGCGGTGTTGCCGAGCTGCGACCAAGCGGCGGTGCCGTAACCCTCGAACTGCGCCGTGGTGGTGTTGAACCGCACCATGCCCGACGTGGGCGATGCAGGCCGCTGCGCTGTCGTGCCAACCGGGACATCAAGGAACCCGGTGCCGCTCATCGTGATGTCACCGGTGAAGGTGGCGGTGCCGGTGAATGTTGGGCTGGCAGCCAGCGCTAGACCGAGGTTGGTACTGGCTAGCGTGCCGACATTGATCCACGCGCTGTTCGCTGCGTTGCGCAGCTTCAGGATGCCGGTGGTGGTGTCGGCCCACAGCATGTAGGCAAACGTGGTACTGGGCGCGCTGGCGCCGCTCTGCAGCGTCCCAAGAGCCGCCAGCTGGTTGTTCAGGTCCGCGCGGAAGGCGGCACCTGATTGGTTGGCGACGTTGAGATCTCCTTGGGCCATGCGTCAGATCTCCCGGCCGAAGCCGATGGCGGTGTAGGTGAACTGGCGGCTCACGGCACCGCCGGCGCTATTCCTGAATGTTACTTCGAATCCAGCCCGCGTCACGGATGCGATGGTGAAGTAGTCGCCGGTGCCCATGTTGAAACCAGTGATACCAACGCTCGGCGCCTCGAAGAAGGGGTTTTGAAAGACCACCGAGTAGGTCGCGGTACTAGTCGTGAGGGTAGCGGACTGCTCGGTGCGCTGCTGCAGCTCAAGCTGGCAGCCAAGCTCGTCGATGATGATGTTTTGCGCCGGGTCTGAGCTGGTGGCGATCGTCTTGAACTGGAAGCCACGGCCGCGGGTGATCGCGTTGCTGAACTCGCGCCATGCTCCCCAAGTTGGTGTGCCGGCCGGGTTATCTTCGGTGGTGCGCACATAGAGCAGCGCGTTCACTGCATCGAGGTTGTTCTCATCGATCTCGGGCCAGATGTCGATGTCGCCCGGCTTGTCATCCCACAGCGATCCTGGCAGGAACGGCCGTGTGACGAAGTGCCGGGTCATGTTGAGATCAAAGATCCCGCCAAGGTCCAGCGTGCTGCCGAACTCATACTCGCCGGATGCGAGCACGCCACCGACTGCATCGACCGTGCCAAGTGCATCCCAGTTGCCGTCTGTGGCCATGCTGTCCACGTTCTCACCTGTGCTCAGTACCACGCCGTCTAGCTCGGCGCTGTAGAACATGTCGGTGAAGTTGCCGGAGAACGGCGGGGTCTCCTGATCCTCCCGGTAGCTCTGCGCCAGGAGGCGAGGCTGTGGGGTGGGCAAGCCGACGACCACAGAGGCTGCCGATGTCGAGCGGTTGCCGGTGTCATCCTCGAATTTCAACAGGTAGGTGCCACCGAGCAGCGGCACCTGCTTCTGTGTCTGGCTTCCAGCTGCAGCTGAGACAATCTCCTGGCTGTCCTCCCACGTCGCAGCGGTCATCAGCACGTTGTGGCGGATCAGCACCTTGCCGCCGAGCACCACGTCAAGCTCAGTGGAGCGATCCCAGCTGATGACGGCGCTAGCTTCATCGATCGGGATGAGCGACACGCCGGTGGGCGATAGGGGCGGGGCTGTCTTGCCGAATGCCTGCACGGTGAGCTTGGCCGGCTCAATTGATGCCCGCAGCGCAGCGCTGAGGCTGTAGACCTCCACCTCATAGGTCCCGGCTGCGGTGTCGAGAATCTCGTAATCCGGCCGTGCCTGAGTGGTGGTTGTCCAGTTGCCATCCTGCTGCCGCCAGCTGATCCGATACTCACTGACGCCAAGCACCGGCTGCCAGCTAACGATCAGCTTGGATAGCGCCTGGCCGTTGTTTTCATAGAGCACCTCAGCGGCCTGCAGGTTGGTGGGTGCTGGCGGAATGATGTTTAGGTCGCTGACATCGCGCCGCTGGAGGGGGGCACCACGCTCGATGTAGCCGTACTTGCTGGCGTTGTAGGCCAGCGCGCTGATTGCGTAATGCGCACCATCCTGTTCCTGTACCGACAACACCCGCCAGGTTGAGGTCTGGATGTTGCTGGTCTGGTAGATCCACACGCTGTTGGCGTTGGGCGCTGCGGTGAGCGATGAGGCCAGGCTGATTACCCTGCCGGCGATCCCCGTCACATTGCGGGTCTGCACAATGCCGGTCGGCAGGATCACCGAGAGGGTGGCGCCTGCGCTGAAGGTTAACCCCGTGGCATCGTCCACCGTGACCGCTGTGGTGGTGGCTGAGGTGATCCGCCCGCCACGCCTTGCACCGGCTCGCGTTGGATCTGACACCTCGATGATCTGACCGGGCCGCACCACCACGCCGGCATCGATCGATGCGGTGAAGCTGATCACTTCTGATTCCGCGTTCTCTGAGTAGAGCAGCCACTCGCCGATGCGCGCGGCCTGCCCGCGAGATGTGCAGGCGAAAGCGCTGATCTGCGTGGTCACCACGCCGTACTTGGTGATCGCGGCCTGGTCCTCCACCACCTCGTAGGCGATGTCGCGGCTGGGCAGGTCGAGGTAGCTGACCACGGCAACCGTTGGCCGCGTCTTGCGGCTGCTGCCCTGGTAGCTGAAGCCCTCCTCAGAGACGTTCGCCAGCGTGAACAGGTAGGCCGAGTCAGCCGGCCGGTCCTGGCTGATCGTCAGCGCGCCGGTGCTCCAGTACGGCATGGCACGGAACACCGAGCACATGTCGTTGATTAGCTTGTACGCCTCCTCAGCCGTCTGGATGTTGACGTTGCAGGAGAAGCGCGGCTCTTGGCCGCCGAAACCGTTTGGCACCAGTTCGCTGGCGTACTGGCTTGCGGCGAAGAATGCCCACTTGTCGAGCTGTGCAGCCTGGATGTGATCGCCGAACCCGTAGCGAGTTGAGGTGAGTAGATCCCACAGGATCCACGCTGGATCGGAGCACCATTGCGCCGCGCCAAACGTTCCGTCCCAGATCCCGCTGTAGACCAGTCGGCCATTGTTGCCATCCACTGTCGCATTCGATGGGATCCGAACCTTGATGCCGCGGATCAAATAGGACCGAACCGGAATGCTTGAGAACTGCTCAGCATCCACCCGCAGGCTGATCAGCGCGCTGTTGGGATAGCGCAGCTTTGCGTAGGTGATCTCGGTGTAACTGGTCCAGTTGAACGCATTGGCCAGCTTGGCGCTGTCGCTGTCGTCGTTGACCCGCGTCACACGGATGTCAACCGGGAATGCGCCATTCAGATCGATTAGGTAGTCGCGTTGGTATGCGTCCGCTGTGCGGCCCTTAATCGTGTCATCAATAAATCCAGGCCCGGCGGTGGCAAACCCGCCACCGTTGTACTGCACCGCGATTTGCAGCCGTATCCGAGCCCCTACGATGTCACCATTTTTGGTGATCTCCTGCAGTTGCGGCACCGTAATTGTGATCCGCGCAGCATCTACGCTTGAGTCGGTGATTGTGCGAGTGATGGGGGTGGCTTTTTGTACCTCAACGCCAACAGGCTTCTCATCCTCTATCGCATTATTTCCAGCGATGTAGCCTTGTGCCTGCGTGCCGTAACGCACCTCCACGTCGAGGTTTTTAAAGTTAAAGCTGCCGTTCGGGTTCTGAACTGGGGTGTTGTTCAGATAGATCGACTGAAAGCCGTTCTTTAGCCCTTGAATCTCGCCTTCACTGATCAGGTCCAGTACGGTTGCGTACTGCCTGCTGTTCAGGTTGTCGTCTGCCTCTTTGGGTGTGCTCTGGCTTCCGCCACCACCCTTGCCACCACCGCCAGCGCCGTAGATCTGCGTCATCAGCCTTTCACCCGCACTGTGTCGATGCCAGCCGAGATCACAACCGAGCCCACCAGTGTCTCGCCGTAGACGACCGGAACGGGCACGCCTTGGCGGCTGGTCTGCTGGATGCCTGAGAAACTGTAGGACTTACGCGGATCCTTCTCAGAATCTTTGCCGCTGTTCATCGTTGGCACTGGCGTGAGCAGTTGAGCCACGCCGCCAAGTACCAGGCTGGCGCCGACGCCAATGATCAGCGAGTAAGCCGTAGGGCCAGCCCATGCAGCAAAACCGGGGATCGCAAAGGAGACGGCCAGCAATGCAACGCCGGCGATGATCCGGCCCACAGCACCAGCCCCTTGGAGCACGGGCACGATCTTGATCTGCTGCTGGCCTGCCGGATCGTGCAGCTCGCCCTCATCTAGGTCATAACTGCCCACGCTCACCCGGTAGTGCTGGTCAGCCATGTGCCGCTCCAGCTGCGGGAAGTTGGCCAGCAGGAAGCGCACCGCCTCAGCTGCGCTGGCCACCTCGGCCTCGAGCACCCGTCGCCCGATGAACTTGGCGAGCCGGCCATAGAGGCGGATCTTACGAAGCATGGCGCAGCCTCCTTCCTGTACATTTTAGAAGCCAGCCGCCGTACAAATCACGCGACGAAAGGCGGCCCTGCAGGTGGTGAAGCACCGTCTGCTCGCCGAGGTAGACAGCGCAGTGGTTGAGGCCAAGGCTGCTGATGCTCATCAGCAACAGGTCGCCAGGTTCCAGCTGCTCCTCTTCGTCCAGCTCGCGAAAGCCCGTTGCCTTCCAGCACCGGTCAAACATCGGATCCGCCAAGAATGCGTCGGGATTTAGGGGCCGGTCCCAGTCGCGCAGCTGCAGGCCGTTTTCTGCGTACCAGTCACGCGCCAGCGTCCAGCAGTCAGTAACGCCCCACACCCATGACCGGCCGATCAGCGGCGCCCGATAGCCGCACGGCTCGCAGCTGCCCCATGTCTCGGTTCTGGGGTTGACGATGTGCCATGGCAGCCCGCTGCGCTCGCAGCTGATCAGATCGGCCTGGCTAGGCATCGGCGGTGTGATCGGGTGGCTGTGGATGACCGCGACGACCTCGCCAGCATCCTCAGCCTCTGCATAGTCGTCTGGGTTGAGCATGAACTGCTCGGTGCCGGCCGCCAAGTTCTGACAGGGCCAGTAGCGCTCACGGCCTTTGACGACCACCAGCAGCCCGCACGCTTCGCGCGGATCCTCGGCCTTTGCGTGCTCCAGTGCTTCGGTGCGCCAGCTCATACGGTGTAGGTTCCGATGCCGGGGAAGGAACCGAAGGGCAGCTCAGCCGTCTCGCCAAAGTGCGCCTTGCAGGCATCAAGCGTCTTATCGCAGGTCGGCAGAGCGCCGGTGTAGCTGCACTCCACCGACTTGTAACGCCACTGGCAGATGTTGGCGATGCACTGCCGCTTCGGGGCACGCACGCCAGCCAGATCGAACGCTGCCGCCAGCTCAAATTCCACCACGTCGCGGGTCTCGGTGGTCTTGCGATCGATGTAGTAGATCTCGCGCGGAAACTCCGCCGTGGGGTCTGGGGTGCCGTAGGGGTTGATGCTGCCGGGGAAGTTGCCAGCATCGATGTAGCGGGCCAGCGTACGGATCCGCGACACCTTCGCACCCTCCAAGCCGTCGGGCAGCGTCAGCAACAGCGCCGTAATGGTGCCCATGATGTTGCTGCAACGGATCTTCGGCCGGGGCAGCTGGCCGTTGCCGCTGTACTCAAAACCGTCCGCCTCAATCGGGAAGCGCAGGTAGTTCTGCCCGTTCCAGATCAGCTCTCCGTTGCTGTTCAGGCTGGTGCCGGCGTGGAAGCGATAGGTATCGTTCACGCCGTGCTGCAACACGTTCAGCTCCAGCTGGAACAGTTCAATGACGGCGCTGGGCGCGATCGCCTGAAGATCGGAGACGGGGACAGCCATTAGGGCTCAAACACCTCGCGGAAGGTGGCTTGGATCTGGTTGTTGTTGCAGTTGCTCAGCGTCACTTGCCACTCCTCACAGACATACTTGCCGGCAGTGCCGCGTGGTGGTGTCCAGTCAAAGCTCTCCACACCTCCGCGGGCATCGAGGAAGGTTGTGATGTTGTCGCGCTCGGTGTCGGTGCGGTTGGCGAAGGTCAGGCTCCACTCTTTTGGGTCGGTGTGCAGACCGAAGCGGATGCGCTGCTCATAGCCATCGCCAGCCTGGAATCGCCGCACCCGAGGGGCGCTGCTCTCGGTGGCCTCGAAGCTGGGGGTGTAGGTAAAGGTCGCCATCGGTTACGCCGCCAACAGGCCGCCAGGCCGCCGTTGCTTCACCAATTCTGCCTGCACCGCCTGCGAAATTGCACGCCCGAGCTGCTCGCCTTGTCCGCTGTTGCCCTGCACACTGGTGCCCTTGGCGTCCACGTTGACCACCACGCTGGTGCCGCCACCACCTGCCACTCCTAGCTTGCCGTCGCGGCCGCGCTTCAGCGGGATGATCGCCTCAGGGCCAGCCTCGCCCATGAGACCGTTCCGCATTGCGCCACCATTGGCGAACTTGAACAGCGTCGGGCTGTTGACGATGCCACCAGAGGCGAACGGCTGGATGCCGTTGGCGAAGCTGCCGCCGTTGGCGAAAGCTCCGCCGGGGTACAACTGGGTGGGTGATAGCGCCTTGGTGCCGCTGAGCGCACCACCGCCTGGAATCAGGCTTTGGATGAACTGCAGGATTGGCGCAATGATCAGCATCCGCGTCACCATCCGGGTCAGATCCTCAATTACCGACAGCGCGAAGTCCTTAAAGCTGAACTTGCCCGTCATCGTCAGGCTCACGATCGCATCCTCCAGCCCCTTGAAAGCGTTCAGCGCGATGTTGCTGATGTTCTCGCTCAGGCTGCCGATGCCTTCCAGATAGGAGCTGATGCCGTCGCGGAGGCCCAGCAGAGCGCCGCCGGCTAGCTCTGTTGCAGTGCTCCATTCCGCTGTCTTCATTGCAGCTTCATAGGCTGCGTCGCCCAGTTCTTTGTACTTCTCCTTCAGCGCGCTGGTTTCCTCCACGCCGATGCGCTGCAGGTCGATCGCGCGGGTGCGCTGAATGTTTGCCTCTTCCTCAATGGTCAGCGCCTTGCTCAACTCCTGAGAAGCAGCTGCGCGCACCACCCGGCGCTTCTCCTCATACTCCAGCTCGATTTTTCTGATCGGGTCCAGCTCACGTGCCAGCGCCAGTTCAGCCCTTGCTTGATCCAGCGCGTTCTTCGATGCGAGTAGCGCCTCGCGGGCTTGCCTCGCCTTGTCCGCTGCATCCTTTGCCTTCTTGGTGCCACCACCAGCCCCGCCCTCAAGCGCGCTCAGGTCAGGGGTGAAACCACCACCGCCACCGCCCTGCAAATTGCCCTTACCGGCTCGGTTGACGGTCTGCTGCGGCCCCATCTGGAAGGCGCGGATGCCGACGTTGGCGAGGTAGCCGGCTGGGCCAAGCGCGATCTTGCCGGCTTGCCCTAGCGCCTTGCGGATCGGTTCGGGAATTGCGTTCCACAATTCAGCAATCTTGCGCTGCACAGAAGTGAAAACCTGGCTGGCGATCGTGGCGATGATGCCGAAATTGCTGCTGAAGGCATTGCCGATTTCTGCTGCTGTCTGGCTGGCGTCATTCCTGAGGAAGTTCCACGTGTCGCTCACTCCTCTAGCGGCCGCCGCACCAAGCTCCACCAGATCTTTCATCGCGTTCTGGAAGTCGGTGGCGATGATTGACGCGACGTTGTTGGCCCAGTTCCTGAACTCCTCATTGTTGTCGTAGAGCGCCTTGCCAAGCAGCCCCAGCGCAGTCACGCCAGCCAGCACCCAGCCCCAGCCGGGGATGGCCAGGATCGCTGCGCTCAGACCTTGAAGACTACCGGTCAGCAGCGGCACCACACCGCCAGCCAGTGCCGTCTGGTAGCGGAGGATCTCCAGGCCGTTGGCCAGTGCGGCGACGCTACCCAGTCCACTCTTGATGAGTCCATTCAGCGGACCCCACGCGATAGCGAGGGTAGCTGCAGCAACAGCTGCCGACTTGATCGGTGCGGGCAGCTCGTTAAATGCTGTAACTGCAACGGTGAGGGCGTTGGTAATTTGCTCCAACGCAGGCAACAGGGCCATGGTCAGGTCGGCACCGAGAGCGCCCACCTTGCCACTCAGTGCCGTCAGCTTGTCGCTGTACTCATCAGCGCGTTTGGCAAAGGCTGCGGTCATCTTGACCTTCAGCTTGTCGATGGCGTCGCCGCCCATGTTGAGCAGTGGCACCAGCTCTGCGCCGGACTTGCCGAACAGCCGCAGCGCCAGCGCCGTCTTGGCTGCCCCGTCTGGCATCTCCTTGAAGCGGTTGGCCACTTCAAGCATTACCTGATCTGCCGACTTCAGAGTGCCATCAACGTTCTTGACGTTGATGCGAAGCGCGCTGAACGTGGCAGCTGACGCCTTGCCGCCAGTAGCTGCATCCAGCATTGCCTTATTTAGCTTGATCAGCCCCTTGCTGACCCCTTCCAAGCTGGTTCCACTGGTAGCAGCAGCCTTCTTGAAGCGGGCCAGAGCTTCAACAGATACGCCAGTGGACTGCGCTAGGTCGTACATCGTATTCCCAGCGTCGATGGTGTTCTTTACCATCCCCACCAGGCCAGCTGCACTGAGTAGCGGGGCGAGGGTGCCCAGCGCACCTGACAGCCCGGCAGCGGCGCCTGTCATGCCGCGCATAGCGGTGGTGACTCCAGCGGCAGTAGTGCCGACAGACTGCAAGCCGCGGTTTAGCGCGACGATCTTGTTCTGGCCATCTACATCGGCCCGGATGCGCAGCATCGCATCCATGTTCATCGCCATGGATCAGCCTCCCTGCTTTGCGATGTAGGCCAGCACTGCGCCTTCCATGATCTGCAGATCCTCCAGCAGGGCGCGGTGAGTGGCTTCCTCTGCAGTCAGTCTAAGGACCCATGCCACCGCCCCATAGTCCAATCCGATCGGGCCGTTCATGCCGGTGCGCCATTGCGTCTGCACTCTGAGGAACAGGTCAAGCACCGGCCAGTTCTCCTCCCACACCTCGAAGTTCTCAGGCCGCTGCTCGGGCATCACAATCCCCAGAGCAGCAGCATCAGAGTCGGTTTCATCAATCACGCCGCCGCCGGCCCAGTGCTCGGCGGCCTCCGTCAGTTTTTTCTCTTGGCTCCCAAGAGCGAGTTGATGTAGCCCTCGACCAGTGCGGCAGAGACGCCGGGTACGTCGAGGAGTTGCACCTTGGCAGTCTCGCTGAACGGCACATCCTTGCCGTCGTCGTCCGTGATGCCCTTCCAACCCACCAGCACTTCCTCAGCCACCTCTTGATCGGTGGTTGTCTCAGCGCGCGCAGCTTGAATGATCGCGTTGTTTCGCGCCTGTGGGAGGCGTTTGAACTCAGCATCAAACGTCTGCCGATCAAACCGACCGCCGTCGATTGGGATCTCGACGGTGACCGGCCAGATGTAGGTGTCGGACTGCTTGAGAACAAACGCCATGCAGGGCTCCTATCAGGTGAAAGCGAGGCTCAGCTCATCATTGCCGGCCGTGGTCGGCACCGCAACGTAGGGGATGCTCAGCATCTGCACGCCATCCTGATCCGCGTAGGTCGGGTTAGCGATGTCGCAGGCGCCAGCGGTGAAGGTGACACGGTTGCCGGCAGCAGTGCCATGCAGGAAGGTGAGGTTTCCGGTGGTCTCGGTCTGGGCAATGTTGAAATAGTCCTTGGTGGCTAGGGCAGGTGCCTCGATCACCACGGTGCCGCTGGGCGCGCGGTTGGTGATCAGGATCTCCTTGGTGCAGCCCACCAGCTCGCGATAGACCGTCTCGTTGGCCATGTCGAAGCTAACCGACTGGAGGCAGCCGGCATAGCTGAAGAACTGGAAGGCGGAGGTGTTGCCCTGGCGGAAGACCAGCGGGCTGGCCTGTTGGCTGTAGGTGGTGGTGGGCAGCGCCGTGTCGGTTGGTGCGTTGTAGACGCCCACCATCGTGAAGTCGATCGTGGGGATCTGGCCCACTTCACCGGTGAGCGTGAAGGTGCCGCGGCAGCCGGTCAGGATGTGGCGGATGCCGTCGTTGTTGAAGTAGATGGTGGCGCTGGAGAACGCCGCGCTCACCGGGGCGTAGGTCACCGAGGTGCTGGCCACGATCGTCTCAGACATGCCGCAAGCCTGCAGCAGAGCGCCGTAACGGGGTGCGGTGCCAGCGGTGCCGGAGCCGGCCAGCTCAACTTGGAAGGTGATACTCACCCGCGTGTTGGCCAGCAGCTGCGGGCTGTTGCCGAGGTAGTTGCGGATCAGATCCCGGCTGACCACATCAGCCTCGATCGGGGTGATCTCAAGGTTCCGCACCAGCAGGGCGTCAGTACCCGCGGGGGTGCTGTCCGTTCCGTAGGTGGCTTCCTTCTTAACTTGGATCAGTCTCTTGCGTGTCAGAGCCATCGCTCAGTTCCTCGGCTTGGGGTTCAGAGGGATTGGCCGGCTCTGTCCGCTCGATGAGCTTCCGTTTGCCGGTTTTGGGGTCGAGCAGGTAGGTCCCGCCTTGCCCGTGGTATTCGTCCACCATCGTAGCCATCACGCTGCAGCCAGATTAGTCACACTGGTGCGATAGCGGATCAGGTAGTCGCAGCTGATCACACCAGCGGGCTGATCTGCTTCCACCATTTCGAAGGCTACTGCCTGCGGCTGGATGTCAATCGCGTAGCCGCCAAGCGTCAGATCTGCCATCAGCTTGGAGTGCATGTCCTGAACGATCGGGTCTGCCTGCTGATCAGGGATCGCGCCACGCACAATCACAGCCACCCGCACCGTCAGGCTCCAGTCAAGCGTGGGCAGGCTGGTGTTCTGCTCGGCGGTGTCGCTGATGGGCTCCACAACGATCGCCGGGCTCTCCGCCCGTGCCATCGGCTCCACGCGGCTGCGGTAGATCCGCGTGCCCACCTGCGTGGTGTTGGTGAGCGCCGTGCGCACAGCGGCCAGTATCGTCTCGCGGCGGGTCGTCATTGCTGCAACAGCGCCAGCAGCGCCGCCTTCTGTTCCTCGGTCAACGTAGCCAACGTGTCCGCTGCAGACTCCGGCTGAGGCTCCGCATAGATCGGGTGCAGGTTGTCGGGATCAGCCACAGCAGTGCAACCTTCGGGTGGTTGCCATTGAGTTTCACCATCCCAAAGAACACGGTTGATGCACTGACCTTCGGAATTAAGAATTGCGTATTGCATGGTTACCAAGCCCAAATACGAACAACGCCCGCGGCGCCATTGCCTCCAGCGCCTGAATCGGTTCCGTTTAGGGAAGCGCCTCCGCCCCCTCCTCCTCCTCCAGGAAAGCCACCAGTGCCCCCTGTTTTCCCACTAGATGATGATCCACCTCCTCCCCCATCTCCATAAGTAGAGCCGGCTCCACCAGCAGTCGCTCCACTACCTGCTGTGCCTCCACCACCAGTAGTGCTAACTCCGTAAGAATTTTGCTTCTGGTGAGAAAAGCCTTGTCCACCTGCTCCTCCATTGGCAGTAACGTTACTTGCTGGAATGCTTCCTCCTGCACCGCCACCACCAGGGCCTAAGTTAGACCTAGACCCATTACTTCCTGTGCCAGTAGTCGTTGAATCGCCGCCGCCAGCGCCAAAAATTAATGTGGCTGTCCCAAAAGAACTTGCACTTCCACCTGTAGCAGCTGCAATGTTTCCTCCGTTTCCGTTATCGCCTGGTGCAGCCAATACTAAGGAACCAAAAGAAGATCCTCCTCCCTCTGTACCTGGATTTCCGTTTGTTGATGTTGTAGTAACCGCTGCGCCACCAGTGCCGCCTGCGCCAACAGTAACTGTCTCAGTATTACCAACAATGGAAGCGGGCATGTACCGACTAACCCAAAGACCGCCACCGCCTCCACCGCCACCAGTTCGCGTAGTGGCAGAGGCATTTTGACGACCTGATCCGCCACCACCGCCGCCAGCCACGCACTCGACGTACACAGAAGTAACGCCTGCGGGTTTTGTCCAAGTGCCACTACTGGTGAACTCTTGGTAGTCAGCTGATCCGCCGCCGCCGCCAGTAACCGCCAGCGTGCCGCTACTGAGCGACAGGCCGCTGCCGACCGAGATCTCCTCCGCCACACCCGTGCCAGCAGTTGAGCGGCCCAGCAGCTTGCCGGTGCCCATGCTGGTGCTGACGGTCTGTGTGCCGCTGTCGTAGGCAATCGGCGCCGTAGCCGCGACCACACCAGCAGGACCCTGCGGGCCTGTTGCACCCGTTGCACCGGCTGGTCCCTGCGGGCCGGTGGCGCCTGTAGCGCCGGCTGGACCGGGGTCACCTTGCGCGCCTGTGGCACCCGTTGCACCAGTTGCGCCAGTTGCGCCAGCTGGGCCTTGCGGGCCTGTCGCGCCAGTGACGCCGGTATCGCCTTTCAAACCTTGCGGTCCCTGCGGTCCCTGCGGGCCGGTAGCGCCTGTTGCTCCTGTGGCACCCGTGGGACCCGCCGGGCCGGTGTTACCCGTGTCTCCCTTAGGGCCTTGCGGGCCAGTCGCACCAGTGGTGCCTGTCGCGCCGGTAGCGCCTGTGGGGCCAGCCGGACCCTGCGGGCCAGTCGCACCCGTAGGCCCTTGCGGTCCCTGCTGCCCGACGAAATACCCGAGGCTGTTCCAGGCCGTTGCACCGTTGCCGACCTTGAACTGGCCGGTGTCGGTCTCATAGCCAAGCTGACCGGCAAGCAGCACCGTGTTGGCTGCCGTCCACTGGGCTGCTGTCTTGCGCTGGGCCTGTACCTTTGCCATCAGGTGTTCCCGTCGATCACGTCTTCATTCACCCAGTTGGTGCCGTCATAGACCAGCACGTCACCAGCTTGCGGGCTGTCAGCGTTCACATCGCCAAGGTCGCTGAGCTTCAGCGTGTAGTCCGCCGGATTGCTGCCAGGTGCCGGCACATCAGGCGCCAGCTTCAGCAGACCGATCTCGACGAACTTGCCGTCATCAATTCGGCGCGTCTCGCGCACCTGATAGTTGGTGCCATCCACAGTGATGCTGTCACCAAACAGCAGCCCGCCGAAATCAGCCGCGCGGCAGGTCAGGGTGTAGTCAGTGCTCAGCACCATGTCGCCGGCCACCACCTGCGTCGGCATGTCGAGGATGCCCAGCGCAGTGATCGCGCCAGCTGTGCAGCTGACGCCGAAATCGTCCAGGAAGACCGCTAGATCCTCACTGATCGCCATCGGTGGCCTCCGGCTTGGCCTTGCGGGTTGCCTTGGGCTTGGGTTCCTCGGCCGGCGCCTCTACAGCGCGACCCATGCGGAGCAGCTCAGCAGCCACAGCAGTGTCCAGCTCGTAGACCTTGCCGGCCTCGAGATACTCACCGCGTGCTGCGCAGTCGCTAGAGATGAGAACCTTCATCGAAAAAAGGGGGGCGGTTGCCCGCCCCCGCCTCCTTATCAGGTGGTGATGTCCAGGATGGCAGCGAAGCTCTTGGGATCGCGGACGGCGACATCGTATGTGACGATTCCGCGAACGCTGGTCAGAGCCTTGCTGAAGTCGTCCTGATCTTCGCCCACGGTGATCTCGAGGCCGTTGCCCCAGAAGCCCACCATGGCCTGGCTGAAGTCACCCATCACCAGAGCGGAGCAGACGCCCGAGCTGGAGCCCTTGGTCAGGTTGCTGGGAACCTGGTTGGTCAGGGCGAGGGGGTAGCCGTTCAGGTTGGCGGGGGTGGGGCCGCGGCCGATGGCGTTCAGCTGATCGTTGACCAGGAAGGGGCCGTCGCCGGTGGTGGAACCACCAGCGCGCAGCTTCTTCAGGGCAGCCGACACCTTGTAGTTGGTGAGGTAGGCCACGTTGGAGGCGTTGATCACGCCGTTGGCCTGCATCACGGCGGACTCAAGATCCACCACCTTCTCAACGGTGATTGCACCGCCGTTGGTGCCCATGGCCACCGAGCCGATGCCGGAGGTCTGCATGATGCCGGTGGGCTGGCCGCTGGAGCCGGAGCCGTTCAGGATGCCCAGGTCGATGGCAAGGTTGATGCCATCGGTCAGGTCACGACGCACCAGCTCCTCGATACCAGGGGTGCCCTGCAGCAGGGTCTGGCGGCTGTACTTAGACAGAGCGGCCAGGTTCTTGGGGCTCATGGTCACCTGGTCGAAGGTGGACTCCGACTGGGTGATCGCGGTGGTCTGGGTGCTCAGGTAGTAGGTCGAAGCCACACCGGAGCGGCGGGGGATCGCCACGTTGCCCACCAGGCCAGGCATGGTGCGCACGCCCAGCTGAAGCATTAGGGCGTTGTTCCGCAGGAACTCGATGAACTCATCGGCCAGCAGATCGGTAGCAACCAGGTTGCCGCCGGTGGTGGCACCGGAGGTCACATAGGTGGCGCGCTGGCCGCCCAGGGCAGAGAAGGGAACGAAGAAGGATCGCTCGGTGGTCTTGGACACACCGGACTTCTCCACCTCACGAGACAGCTCACGCACCAGACCGGCCTCACGGGAGGACCAGTCACCGGTGAGCATTGCGCGGATGCCAGCAGTCAGGCTGTAGGCAGCGCGCTCATTGGATGCCATCTCCACAGGGGCGACGGTTTCCACAGGCTTGGCGCCCAGCTTGTCGAGCACCACGGCGCGGGCCTCATCCAGGCTGCGGCCGCCGTCGATCAGCTGACGGCCAAGGTCGGCCATGTCGTACTTCTCAGTCAGGGCAGTGATGCCAGCGATGCGGGTGCGCTCGGCTTTTGCAGCCTCAGCAGCCGCTTCAGCCCGCACCGCCGAGATGTCGGGGGTGTTTTCCATCGGAACCTCAGGTTCTGTTTCGGGGGTTGGTGATGCGGCGGAGGCCGCAGGATCAGTCTCAAGAGACCGACCCACACCCACAGTGGGGTCTGCAGGTATGCTAACCACGCTGATCTCGTAGGGAGCCCAGCTGGTAGCGACGAAATCACCGCTGCCGCGTTGCTCCATTTCGTTGATCGCGTAGCCAAAGGATACATTCCGAAGAACGCCATCCTTCACGTCAGCCAGCACCTCCTGAGCGAAGGCGTTGCGGCTGAATTTCACCGTGGCGTAGCCACGTTTCTTTTGCCCATCAATCCACGCGCGCTCCACCACGCCGATCACCTTGTTGGGATCGTGGTTGAACAGCAGCGGCGCTGAATCGTTCAAACGGGCCAGATCAGCACTGCGCGCATCATGCTGCAGCACCTCATTCCCGAAGTAACGGGCGACGGGAAACTCACTAGAGAAAGGGAACTCAATGCTGCGCTCGTCTTCGCTGACCGTGAAGTCAGCTACCTCGGCGCGCTTCAATAGCTGCCCTTCAAGATCACGCGATAGGTCCATCGGTGTCCTCGATGTCATCCTGCTCATTATCG